TTATTTTTGGTTACCATAGACCTATTGGTTTCGGCCAGGGAACCACCCTGGCCATCATCAGTATGGAGATTAATTCTTCTGCTGGTACTCAGCAACGTACTCTAAGAATGTATGCCAGACTTCTTCCTCAGTGATACCATTTGACCATAAGCGCCAGGGACTAGCATCCATAAGCTTACAGCCCTCGACATGACCCCATCCTAAGCCATGCACAATCTCATGCCAGATTACTAGGCGCTGTTTAGCTGTTTGATAGTTGACAGCTGACTCTGTGATGTGAATGATATTTTTACCAATGTAAGCCATTCCAGCATAGTTAGCTGACTTAACGACCCTGACCTCAACTCTAGGTAGACGAGCCATTCCTAGCGCTTGTAATCTTCTGTTGGTGTCGTAGATGACATCAATAATTTTACGTCTGAGGGAATATCTTAAGTCACCTTCTGACTTACTATGTAATGTGACACCCTTTGAATATCTATTTGCTAATTTCATATCGCTGTTCCTTTTATTATTTTTGGTTACCATAGACACTTAGTGTTTCGGCCCAGGAACCACCTGGGCCATCATCAGTATGGATGCTACTCTTCTTCAGATAACTCTTCTGAAATTTTTAGCTGTGCCGCCTTCCTAACACCATCGCCTAACTCATAATCTTCATCGGAACTATCGAGAGTAGTATGGATGCAGATTGTATTGTTGAGTTCCTTACTGAAATAGATGTCAGTAATTATCGGCCAGTCACCTGACTTGCTAGAGTAGGCACCTGGTTGGCTGTAATCGACTAGTCTAAGTGTACCCATCCAGTTCCAGACAGCGTACTTGGCTTCTCTATGTGCCGCTACCATGTCAACAATATAGTTAGCACGAAATTGGATAACACCCTGGTCCATGTTATCGAAGATATCATAGTCGATACACTTCTTGATGAACTTCTTAAAAGAATCAGTTGTGATGTTGGTTTTAACTTTATAATCAGTAACTAAAAACATATAATCTCCTTGTTTTGTTTTTATTTCGGTTGTTTGTGTGGCAAGAGTGTAGCACTGCAACACTATACTATGCAAGTAATATTTAAAAATAGTACAATCATGTGTTGAAAGCGTACACCTGGATACCATATACTCAGGTTAATTAACAATAGGAAAACAATAGAATGCCATTCACAAAAGGCCAGTCAGGTAACCCCACTGGAAGACCTAAGACTTCAGTGAAGGACCTGGTTCGTAACCACCCACAGAAGAACGAATTAATACAGAAGCTATTTGATGTAGCTATGAATGATGATGATAAGCGCCAGGTATCAGCGTGGCGCATCCTACTGCCAAAGCTGGTCCCAGATTTAAAGGCGATGCAATTAGAAGTAGAACAAAAGGGAATAACTGGGGTCATTGTTCTGCCAGAGAAAGCACCGCTGGACCCGCCTAAAATCAGTACGACTGGCCAGGCTGTGAGCGAAACTTTTCTGCCTACTGAATCCCCTGGTGATGTTAGTGACCCTGGGCCAGAGGTGAGCCAATAGTGAGCCAGATGATGCTGTACCGAGGAGGTTTGCATGTTATTGTAATGGGCTGGGTCAGTCTGCTTCGTGAAAATATTTATAATGTGTACCGACACCGATTAAATTATTTGCGAGGGGGGGCATCCCATTGGTCGGGTCCCATCGGTCCGAATATCATGTAGGAGTCCCAGACAGAATATGAAAAAACTTTTTATAGTGGTGAAAACAACCAATAAAACCAAGGGAAGAATATGTTTGATGTATGCCCGAAGATAAATCGTAAATGCGCTTTTGCTACCAAATCCAGTTACAACATTCGCACTGGTGTAGCTGATAAGGATACATATACCTACTGCGGATTGGCAAGTGGTTGTGATAGTCGTGCTGAATACCTACCTAAATGCTGGAAGGATATGACTAAGTACGAACAAAGCAAGTACAGAAGAAGCGAATACTGGGGGGTGCAGTAATGCAAATACATTGGGAACCTCACCCAAGACAGAAATTTGCACTTGCAAGACAAGAATTTGAAATAGCATTTGGTGGTGCCAGGGGTGGTGGTAAATCAAGTTGCCTAATGGCATGGATGGTAGACCCCGAATACCTTAATAATCCACTTTATAGGGGCCTTATTATCCGTAGAAACTACGATGACTTACGCGATTACATAGATAGGGCTACACAAATGTATAAACATCTGGATGTGGATGTGGTTGGTAATCCAGCAGAATTTAGATTCCCCACTGGTGCAATTATCAGAACTGGGCATTTAATGGATAAACAAGCGTACCAAAAATATCAGGGTCACGAATACCATAAAATGGGTATTGAGGAAGCTACATTGATTGGTGATGAAGAAGATTATTTAAAACTTATTTCTAGTTGTCGTAGTACAATAGGATTGTCACCACAAATATTCCTGACATGTAATCCAGGGGGTCCAGGTCATAACTGGTTCAAAGCTAGATTTTTATCAAATGAACCAGAAAAAACTCACTATGATGCCATAACAAATAGAACAAGAATATTTATACCAAGTAAGATACATGATAATCCTACACTTATGCGCGAGGACCCAGGATATATGGACATGTTAAAAGGTTTACCAGAAGAATTGCGCCGCGCATGGCTAGATGGTGATTGGGATGTCTACTATGGACAATATTTTAGCCAGTGGCGATATGATGTGCATGTTGTTGAACCATTTAAGATTCCTAGTACCTGGTACAAGTTTAGAGGCATAGACTATGGATATAAAGCACCATTTGCAACATGTTGGTTAGCTGTAAGCCCCAAAGGCGATGTTTATCTATACAAGGAGTACTATGTGGCCGAAATGGAACTATCTGGTCATATAGATGCAATTAACGCTATTAGTGGCGATGATGACTATAGGATGACTTTAGGTGACCCCAGTATGTGGATTCGTAATCCGCAAAATATGAATAAGTCAGATGGTGTTGCTGGGTCCCATATGGCAATAGCAGATTTGTTACGAAAAGGTGGGATAAATGCAATAAAAGCTAATAATAACCGCTTGAATGGTTGGAACCTTCTGCGCGAGTATCTAAAATGGGATGAAGAAACGCCACCTAAGTTTTTTGTTTTCAAGACTTGTAGGAAATTCATCGAGACAATTCCGATGCTTGTTCATGACATTAGGCGGCCAGAAGATTTAGATACAACTGGACCTGACCATCTTTTGGATTCTGTCAGATATGCCATGATGGCGATAGGTAAACCAGAGGAAGAAGAAGCCAAACCATGGATACAAAAACTGATGCAAAAGTTCGAAAGTCAAAAAGTAGAAGTGCCAGGGTTACGAGGGTAATAGAAAAATATGATTTTGCTACTAATGAATGGTTTAGGGTTGAAATTACAGAAGATGACGAACTTAATGAAATGGATGCGGATGTTCGTGAGGCATATATGGATATTATTACCACAGCTAGTGGCTTAAGTGATTTAAAGCAGTCAGGAGATTAGATGGAATACAAGCCCAGTCAAGAAGAGCGAGATTTAATCAAAAAAGTTAATGGTATGATGGATTCCGCTAAAAGGGCTAGACGTAAAACTAGTCAGTTATGGCGCGAATCAGAAAAGTTATATATGGGTGAACATTGGGAAGGCTTATCCATGCCAGAATATAAAAACCAGTTAACCTTAGACATGATAGCTAATGTTATTGATACCCAGATACCGATTATGTCATCTCAGCCTCCGAAGATTGATGTTATCCCAGTGGGTGCTTCAGATGAGTCTAAATTCGTTGCCAACACTTTACAAGCGCAAATAGATGATTTGTGGTATATGCGCGATATGGCAACATTGGTTCCAGAATGGCTCACAGACTATCTTGTCTATGGTACTGGTATCGTTAAGCTAAACTGGAACATGCATGATGATTTACCTGATTGCGATATAGTGGACCCATTTAGTTTTTATGTTAATCCTAGCGCTACAAAATTAGAAAACGCTTCCTGGATTATCCACATGGCCCCAAGGCCAATGTATGAAATACAAGAATTATTTCCCGAAAAGGGACATTTAGTAAAGCCGATGGGTAAACTATCGGAACATGAAGCCTTAAAAATCACTGAAGTAAGACAAGGTGATAAAGCACTTATCCAGGTAACTGATTCACATGGGACAGAGACTAATTACTTTGAAGGTGAAACTGAGGCTATGCAAAATTTGGAAGAACGGGCCTTACTGGTTGAAGTGTATATGAGAGACGGAAGTGTCGAGTATACAGATGAAGATTCTGATAAATCGAAGGTTGGCAAACCAAAATATCCAGGTGGGCTACGAAAAATTTGCATGGCAAACGACATCATACTATACGATGGGCCTAGTAAGTATCAGTTCCTGGATAAAATGAATAGATGTCCTTATCCATTTCCTTACGTTGTTATGAAGAATGGTGGTAGCGCACATTCGTTCTGGGGTAAACCCGAACCGAAAAGACTAAAGAGTATAAATCTTGCACTAGACAGAATTGCATCTCAGGTCATGGATAATGTACATCTAATTGCTAACCCAATGTTTGTTGTAGATGAAACAGCAGATGTGCAAGACCAGATAAATAATAAGCCAGGTGCTGTTATAAGAAAGCGTGGGCCTGGTGCAGTACAGATGTTACAACCAGCTAGTATTCCTGGTTATGTTTTTAACTTTTATCAACTACTAGTAGATATGTTTGAAACTATTAGTGGTGTAAATAAAGCTACAATGGGTAAGCAAGAACCTAACGTAACAAGTGGTGTACAAGCGCAGATTTATAGAAGCGCGGCAACAAGTAAGATAGATTTCAAAGCCAGACAATTAGATGCGGCTATGCAGATATTAGGACAGATGTGGATTGCAATGATTAAGAATATGGGTAGTTCTATCCACACCCTGGCCACGAAAGATGCAGAAGGCAACGAAGCGCAGATTAATTACATGGGTATGGAGTTCAATGATATTGACACAATGGTTAGAGCCAGGGTGGGTAGTATGTTACCTGACAATCGTGCTTATGTAGAAGATAAGATATTATCCTTAGCACAAGCTGGATTGATACAAGACCCAGAATATATTTTAGAGAATATGCAATTACCTGGAATAGAAAGGCTGATTAATAAGCAAACAGAAAAGCAGAATAGTCAGCAAATGGACCCATCAATGTTTGAGGGTATGTCAGAGGATGAAATATTTCAACAACTACAATCTAATCCACAATTAGCACAAAACATTAAAGGTGTAGGCAATGAGCCAGGCATGGACTAAAAAAGAAGGTCAATCTGAATCAGGTGGCCTTAATGCTAAAGGTCGTGCCAGTTATAATCGTGCCACTGGGGGTAACCTAAAAGCACCAGTAACAAAGAAAAATCCAAAAGGTAAAGCTAAATCAAGACGTAAAAGTTTTTGCGCTAGAATGTGCGGAATGAAAAAAAGGTTGACATCAGCTAAAACAGCTAATGACCCTAACAGCAGAATAAATAAGGCATTAAGAAAATGGAGATGTAAGTGTGGCTAAAAGAGGTTTATGGGCAAATATACATGCCAAAAGAAAAAGAATAAAAGCTGGTAGTGGCGAGAAAATGAGAAAGCCTGGTGAAAAAGGTGCGCCGACTGCTAAAGCTTTAAAAGAATCACAAACTAGTAAAAAAGAAAAGTATTTAGCATCTTTGAAAAAGAAGAAGAAAAAGAAAAGTTATGCATAACAAAGAGAAATATATGGAGATGCTTAAAAAGCATAGGAAGCACCATACTTCTAAGCATATGAAAGTGATGAAAGCATTAATTAATCGTGGTATGTCATTTGACAAAGCACATAAAACTGCAATGAAGCAAGTGGGGAAATGATGGATAAAGAAAAATACATGAACTCTTTAGCAAAAAAGAAAAAGAAAAAATTAAAGAAAATGAAATATATAGCCGACTATCCTTCTCGAAAATTAGCTGGTCAGGTAGCTTCTACATTGGTAGCACAAGTACACGCTCAAAAAGGTAAGTCTATGAAGAAAAAGGTAAAAATCTTGGGTCAGATGATGGGCGCACAAGCGTTGACAGAAGCTGTTATGAAACAAGGTCCTAAGTTGTATAACAAAGTAGTAGATAAGATTAATAAAAAGCGCGGATACTAATAATGAAAGATAAAAAAGGTAAGACAGCTGTAGGTGTAATGGAAACATCAAAGACATCTAAGAAAAAAGTCAAAGTCAAGAAGCATAAGAAGAAAGCTAAGGTTAAATATAAAAAACCTTCTAAATCTTCATATTGATTCTTTGATACATCTGCAAACCAAATAAAAATTTTAATCAATAAATAGGAGAATCTATGTCAGAAGAAATAAGAACAAGCTATTCTGGTGTTACTTTAACTTCAGATGAAATAGCGAGTTTAACTGATACAGAACCTATTGGGCAAGGGGATGAGGTACTTTCCCCAACTGATGATGTCAATGTGGACCAATCACAGCAGTTAGAAGAAGTAGCAACAACAGACCTGGATGATGGGGTAGAAGTCGAAAGCTTAGAACTGGATGGTGTTGAATATGATATCGACACAATAAGTGAAGCTTTAGAGGCATTTAATAATAAATCTGATTGGCAAAAATCCAATACGGAAAAGGCACAGCAGTTGTCCGCTGAACGTAAAGCTTTCCAAGACGAAAGCCAGATTTGGCGCGATTTACAGAACGATGAAAATGCCATAGATGCACTTAGAGATGTCTTGCCAGATGACCATCCTATCTTCAATCCAGGTGTAGCGGAAGAGATACAGAACCAGGACACGAAGGACCTAGATAAGGTCCAGGAGTTGGAAGAAAGGTTAAACGAGATACAGCAAGAGAAAGAAGAAGAACTAGCAGTCAAAGAAGCCGACCAGCAAGTTTTCCAGGACCTTGCAAATCTCAAGCAAACACATCCCGAACTAGAGGACCAAGATTTAATGGATGAGGTTATTACCACAGCCATTGAAAAAGGCTTTGTAGGTCAAGAAGGTTTAGAGGATGCATTTGTTTTAACCTATCATACATCAGCTGAGGATAGTGCTTTTAAGACCGCAGTAAATAGGGCTAGAAATGCAAAGGCCATGAAAAGCATACCAGAACCAGAAGGTCCAGCAAAGGCGCTTCGAGAAGAGCCAACGCGAAAACCATCTAGTTATAAGGATGCCAGGTCCGATGCATTGAAGAACTATAAGTTTTATGAATAATTAACAGAATAGGAATATAAAATGGCACTTTCTTATGATAGTTTAACCGCTGTTACTCGTGACAAATTTATTCCAGTGTTAGTTGACAATATTTTCAATTCAAACATTTTGACTTTTAAAATGTTGTCACAGTCTGAACCTATAGCCTCTGGTAACAAAGTACTTCAGCCTATTGAATATGCGAAGTCCTCAGCCAATGGTTTTTATAGCGGATATGATGTATTAGATACTTCTCCTCAAGAAGTGTTCACTGATGCCGCTTATGACTGGGTTCAGTGTCATGCTTCTATTACTTACTCAGGTAGGGAAGAAGCATTGAACTCTGGAAGTGAAAGAGTAATAGACCTTATCTCTGCAAAGGTTAAAAATGCAGAAAAATCTCTCAAAGACCTTTTTGGTACTCAGTTATATGGTACCGAAAGTGGTAGTGGGAATGGTTTTCTTGGATTAGAACATATTGTTAAAGCTGACAGAAGTTTAGGTGGTATTGATAGTAGTACTTACACCTGGTGGGATGGTCAAGTTTCTGACCAGTCTGAGGCTAATGATAGTGGCGTTTGGACATATGACCTCTTAGCGGCTGGTGAAATTCAAGACATCATTCGTGAGATGTATGGTAAATGTTCAATTGACAACGACAAGCCAGATATCATTGTAACTACTCAAGTTATTTTTGATGCATATGAAGAATCTTTATCTGCACAAAAAAGATTTGGTGCTAGTTCACAGTCTTTGGCTGACGCTGGTTTTACTAATCTTCTTTATAGAGGAACACCAGTAGTTGTTGATGACCATTGTCCTGATGGAAACATGTACTTCTTAAACTCTAAGTATTTAAAGTTTAGACATCATGCTTCTCGTAACTTTGCTTTTCAAGGTTTTAACAAGCCAGTAAACCAAGATGCCGCTGTAGCGCACATCTATTGGCTAGGTGCTTTGACTTGCAGTAACCCAAGAATGTTAGGTCGTGTTCATGGCCTTCCTTCTGCATACTAATAGGAGTAAATAATGGCAATAAGTCAAAGTAGCGCTCAGGTTGGTGTCAGCGTGGGCATGGTTAAAAAGAAGCGTGGAGACATTGAGGTTATAGAATTTGGTGGAGTTGATTTTTGTGTCGGTAATGGCGCACCAGCTTCTGCTGACATGAAAGCAAGTCCAAAGGGTTCAATCTATATTGATGCTGAAAACGCGAAGCCTTATATCAAGACTTCTGCGGCTGGTGTTAATACAGTAATGGCCATCATCGGTTCTATCGAATCTTAATAGTTAAATAAAGAGATAGAGTTAATCCCTGGTCCTTATGGGCCAGGGAACTCTTGAATAAAAATGACAAGAACACAAATGCATTCAAAGCTAGGTCTTCGTTTAGAAGATACTGGCGAAAATAATTTTACAGCTTCCACAAAAGATAGCGCATTAAATACAGCGCAAGTAATGTTAGCTAATTTTTTACATGAAGCATATCTAACAGAATTAGAGTTTAAGGATTCTGTTTCTATAAGTGGTACTGGTGGTTTAATTACGTTAGATGGAAGTGATGCAACTAATAAATCTAGTCAGGTCCCAATACGAAATAGTATTCGTGCAGTACAGCTTGGGACAACTTATGCGATTAGAATACCTTTTTCAGATGTAAAGAAATTAGAGAATAAATATTTAAGTGCTGATTCTGGAAACCCAGTGTATTGGGTATTTGGTAATAATGTAACTATTAGGCCAAATGCACAAGTAGGTGGTTTTACAAATGCATTTTTGTATTATCTAAAATCACCAGCTTCTATAAGTGGTTCACAAGAACCAGTATTAAATGTTGCACTACATGACATAATGGTTGATTTAGCAGAAGCAGAGTTGTGGAGGATGGACAATAAGACAGATAGGTCACAATTAGCTAAGACTTCCGCAATGGAACAGATAAAAATGCTTAATGAAAGATATACAATTGAAAAACCAGTGGGGGTAGGTTCATGACATGGGATAACTTAATCGCAAGGACCTTAGTACCTTTTGAGGGTCGCATTGGTCAAATAGATACTCGTGCTGGATTATATCTAGATGAGGCTCAGGAAGACTTTGCATTGTTTACAAGATGCTTTGTCAAAAAAATTAATGTTTATTATTACAAAGAGAAAAGTCATATAACGCTACCAGATGATTTTGTAGAATTGGCCGATGAGCCTATCTTTAGAAGTCATTGTTTAAAAAAGGCTAGTAGTAATAGTCTTGATTACACAAAGAGTTTAGATACTAACATAGCTAGGATTGGTACACCCTATGAGTATTTTATAGAAGATAACAGAATGTATCTAATACCTAGACCACAAAAGAGTGGGGTACTTACAATAACATATGTTGGTGTACCTAAAAGTCTTAGAAGTTTATCTGGCCTTAAAAGATTCAGATTTGATACTGTTGCATCAGAATACTTTAGAGTTGGCGATGTTTTAAAATCCAGAATTGGCGCTAGTAATAGCACAACTACAACAGCAACAGTTGAAAGAATAGAATACTTAGATGCATTAGAAGGTCATATTGTTATATCAAACATAACAAATGGCTTTACTAATAATAATGAAGATTTTTATGCAAGTGGTGGCGAAGCAGACCAGTATGCCAATGATTATGGCACTGACTGGAGTCAGTTTGTTCAAGGTTGGAATGTGTTAGGTATTGGTGGGTTGGCTAGAACAAAAGGTGTACAATTTGATTATACTGATACAAAACCACAGATTCCTGATGTCTATCATTATCATTTAGTAGACTATGCAAAAGCAATGATACATCAGGATTTAGGTGACATAAAACAATATCAAAATCATTATAGTTTATATGTTGCAAATAGAGAAAAGGCCAGAAGTACTGTCGCTAATAAAGATACTGGCAATATGGGATATGTTTCTGATAGGTTAGCTGTTGGAATTTTATAATGTTAATAGAGGTTAAGGAATTCCAAGGACTTGCAACGAAAGCAGACCCTACTGATATTGGTCTGGAATACTCTAGACAAAATCAAAACTTCTCATTAGATACACCAGGTACATTAACCAAGTATGATGGAAGAGGTAGCGCAACAGAACTTACTAGTGTTCGCTTAACTCAGTTACAATATTGGTCCCCATCTAACTTAGATACAAGTAATGCTGAGATACCAGCTATCTGGGTTGGTTTTGATGCTGTTAATAATAAGATAAAAAAATTAAATAGTAATTTTAGTTCTCCACAAGATTGTGGGAGTGCAGTTACATCCAGTGCTAGAGTTGATTTAAATGACCATGGGCAAGACTTTAGAATTTCTACAGATAATTTAAGTAACCCAGCAAAGATTTTACAGCATATAAGCAGAAAATTTTTTGAAGGTAGTGATACAATAAATGAATATGTTTTTCAAAATGCTACACCAGTACATCCAACAACAGCTGAAATGGATTTTCAATCTCTTACTGCTGTCACATTAGGTGCTAATACTGGACTTACTTTAGCTGACAATACATATAATTATAAACTTAGTCCAATCTTTGATGGGGCGCAAGAACTGCCATTAGATACTGCATTTAAAACTGTTACCATGGGCAATGCTAATAAATGCAATAAAATATCTATTAGACTGCCGAATCAATCAGGTAGTGGAACAGCGCCAAATAAATCATATCCTTTTAACCCTAGAATTACTAGTGTAAAGATTTATAGGGAGACTGGTAATGACGATAATTATTATCAGATTGGCGAGGTCCCAATAAACACATCTAATGATACTGATAATATTATTTTTAAAGATAAAACAGTGTATGAGGGTGATGGGCATGTATTTAGTAATACTTTTATAGATAACTATTCTAGCCTTACAGCAAGTGATGGTGTTTTAAGTATGCCTAATGTTACAACTACAATTCCTTATAATAATCTTAGAGTGTCTTGGTATGTATTAATGCCTGACGAAAATGGAGTCTTAGATTCATTCCAAAGCCCAGGAAATAGTCCAGTTATATATGGTGGGAGTACACCTATAGATGGTACTAATTCCAGTGGAAATACTTGGACATTTGATGCGAGTGATGGTCCTTTAAATGATTCTGCATTTTTAGCATTATTACAAAAAGGTATTGCACAAGCACAAACTGGTTCATCGGACCCTGATTATGTTTTTAACGGACAATGTAAAATACATAGAATTTATTTTGGGGAAAGAAGTTCAGATAACCTACCACAATTCACTGGAGAAGTTCCAGCAAGTAATGCTAGAACAGATTTATTTAATGTTGTGTGGCATGACAAAGCATTGATATATGATATGCCTAGTGATGATAGATTTGGTATAAATGGCGCAAATGGTTACATAGCTGTTAATGCTAGTGGTGGACAAAGAATTGTGTTAGAGTCAGTTGGTAAAGCTGTAAGGTTAGATAATATTGATGCATACTCTGATAGTGATTCTGTTGATTTATATAAAGATTATGTTTTAACTAGAGATAGCACTCATTCTACATTGCACTTTTATGACATTGGGTATACTAATAGTTTTTTAGCGCCATTTCTAGGAACAGATGCAACTGTAGACACTAGGTATAAATATAGTCAAATGATTGGCGATACACATTTTGTTGGTAATGTGCAAGTAGACCCAAATGGGAATCCTGAGAATCATCCTGATTTTGTAATGTATAGTGAGCCAGGACAGCCTGATATTATACCTTCTACTAATTTTATTAGAATCTTGGACCAGCAAGGTGGATTTATAAATGGCTTAGATAGGATATTAAATAACCTGGTGGTTTTTATGACTAGGGGTGTATTTAGATTAGATGTATCATCGGGTGACCCTTCATTGTTTACATTGTTAGAGGTTAATACAAGTGTAGGCTGTATCGCTCCAGAAAGTATTGTAAATGCAAAAGATAATCTATTTTTCTGCGCTAATGATAATATGTTTCAGATAAGGCCAGATTTTACTTTTGTTCCAATCACTAAGCCTATTGAGGATATCTATCAAGGTATTACTAATAAAAGTAGTAGCAAAGTAGTGTATGACATTAAAAGAGATAGGCTTATATGCAAGTTTGGAGACACCTCTTCTAACATATATGCATATGATTTAATACAGAATGTATGGACCAAGTATGTATTTACAGATTTAACAAATTTTAAAGCCGCTGATTTTTTTGCTACTGACGATGAACTTGGCCTATATGGTTTTAGAGTTTATAACACCAATCCGAGTCCATAATGGCATTTAAAACAGAAATAAGAGAATTGCATAAAAGTAATAGCACAGAGGCTATTCAAGGCATATATCAAACTGGAATCATTGATATCAGTGGTGATTATGACAAATCTAACATTATAAGAAGAATTAATCTGCACTATGATAGTGGTAGCATTGTTACATGTAAAGGATATGCAGATGGAGAATTAAGTGGCACAGCATTGTTTTCTATTGACTTCCCAGCTAATAGTAGTGGAAGTAAAATTGTAAGTAGAAGGCCATCTGTAGGAGCCAGGGCAAAAGCGTTGTCAATTGAGTTAACAACTCAGTCTGATAATAATGATGTAGTTATAAGAAAATTGGAGATAGAGATAGATGGCTAGAATAAAATTTGCAGATGAAAAAACTGATAAGGGTATACAGCAAGTTACTCAGAATAGAAAAAAAGAAACTAAAACTAGAGTCACTGTTGGTGAAGTAAAGCCAAGCGATATAAAGACTAATCAGTTTGTTTTTACTTCAATTAAAAAAGGTCAGATTGGACCAAATAGTCCGACAGCTGATGAATCAAGAATTTATTTTAAAGATAGTGAAGGTAATACCTTCATGTTTACTGGTACGAAAGTGAGTTAGATATGGACCCATATACAAGAGCGTTATTGATGGCGGCACCCAGTCTTGTAAAAGCTGGGCAGTCATTATTTTCAAAAACACCACAGAGAAAAGTTAGTAGTGATACTACAGCATTGCTAAACAAACAAAGGCAAATTGCTAAAGATGGTTTGTATGGAGAAAATGTAAAAAATGACATTGCTACAGATATAAAGCAGTCTCAAAAAGAAAGTAATCAAAACATAAGAAACTTAGCTATACAGCAAGGCATGGAAAGTAGTGGTATTCCAGCAGAACAGATGTTAAAGCAAGGTGGTAAAACAACTTTAGAACTTGCTAGAATGGCAAAAGAAATAGCATTAGCTAATGAAGATTCTAAAATGAATGCTTTAAAAAGCGCCGCAGAGATTAGCCAGGGAATAAGTGACATTGATTATAATAATGCTTTAGCCAGAATGCAACGTAGAGATAATATCATTGGTTCTTTTGGAGATGCACTAAGCACTGGAGTCAGCGCTTATGGTAGTCAAAAAAGACAAAATGAATTAGATGATTTCCTTTTTGGTACTAACAAAAACGAATCTAGCAGAGATGCCTTTTTAGATTGGGTATCAAAAAACCGAGATAAGTTAAACGAGGGAGATGAGGGATAAAATGACAGCGCCAAACGAATCATACTTTAAAAGTTTATTAAGCCAAAAAGGTAAGGTAAAACAAATGCCTAGCCAGGACAATGTAACAACTAACATTGGCCAATCTCAAAATAGCGCCAAGGAAGATGCTATGTACCTTGAACAATGGAAAAGAATGGATGCAACAACCAGGGCAAAGATTCTTGATTTGTCAGATAAAAGAGCGCTAAAACAAAAGAAAGAGTTTGAAGAAGGGTATGGAGAACAGCAAAGACGTAATAAAGAAAATACACTCGCAAAGCAAAAATTAGACCTTAAGATTGAAGAGGATGCAAAGAAAGAAGTAGAAAAAGCGCAGAAAGCAGAACAGAAAATAAAAGATAAGGTAAAGAAAGACGAAGATGCTGAAGTAAAAAGAAAATCCAAGATTAAACTAGACTTCATTACTTACAAGCAGAAGAAAGAAGAATTACGTTTGGAAAAAGAAGGCATAGAACAAAAAAGAAAAGATATAGAAGCAAAATACGAAAAAAAGAAAAGAAAGGTTTACAAAGATAGGCCCAAACAATTAACTGTTTCAGATAATAAAAAGAAAGAAGCAGAATTAGAAGAACTTGTAGAACTAGAAAGAAAATTAGCAAATAAAGTTTCATTATCTAGATTTGCAATACAAAGGCTAGTTCAAGATGCTTTAGACAAATACGATAGAAATCTAAACTTAGTTGAAGAAGAGTTTATTAAGGCAAATCTTAAGCCAGAGTATGATGCATATATACAATCACTAAACCCAGAAAATAGTAAGTAGTATGTCAGAGTTTGAAGATTTTTTAAGAAGTCAGTATTTTAAATCTAGTCCTGACACATCTAAGCAAGACACTGCAAATCAGGAATCTATAGTCAATCAAATCTTGCAGTTAGGCGATGACCCTAATTTTGCTGTTGAGCCAGAGGACCAGTTTAAAACACCTAAAGAACTAAATCAGATAAACAAACTTCGCAAAGATGGTTTCGACAACAAAAGAATCTTTGATGCGATGGAAGCGCAAAAAGAAGAACAGAAGAAGCCAGTATCTACAAAACCAGATTTAGGTGTTATTGGTACATTCAAGAAGTCATTTAAGAGGTCCAGAAAAGCCGCAGATTTTGATGTAGCTTTTTATGACTCATTTCATAATGTACCTGGGAGCCAAGATTTTGAAGATTTAAAGAAAGCATATGGTCAGTATGAGGCAATAGCACAAAATGACCCAATTGAAGCTGATAACTTTTTAGAGTATGTAGCTAGGGCATCTGGTCAATTAGCTGGTTCTATGTCAAAAGGACTTGAAGCTGGTATACCAGGAGCGGCGGCTGGTATGACTGGCGCGGCAGTAGTTGGAAATTTATCACCATTAGCATTAGTACCAGAAGAGGCTGTAACAGTTCCTATTTCTGGCGCTACTGGATTTGCTGTAGGTAGTACTTATTATTTTTCCAGGCAAGGTGCTGGAAATATGCTTAAAAATATGTTAGATAGGGATGTGGACCCAAGAACAGCTAGTTTACTTGCTAATACTGGTGGATTATTTTATGGCTTAGTAGAACAAGCGCAAATAGGTAAAGCAATACCCAAGTCTATACAAAAGAAAGCCAATGATGTTATAGCAAAATCTACTAGTGATTTGATAGGAAAATGGGTACAGCAATATGGAAAAGATTGGGCAACACAAATAGCGGAAGAAGAATTGCAGTTAGGTATAGAATTCCTAACAACAGAAGTAGGTGCTGTACTAGAAGGTGTACCTACAAGGACCTGGCAAAGTATGGTAGATGAAGCATGGGAAACTGCAAAGCAAACAGCCGCTGGTTTACTACCAATACAAGGTGGAAGGATGGCGGTAGATGTTACTGCGGAATATGGACCAGCTACAGCACAGAGCGTAGTCAATGGCATCATGGCTACAAATGAGGATATGAATCCAGGAGATGATGATGTAGATGCTGAAGTACAGCAAAGAGATGCTATTACAATAGAAACAACAGCAAAAGAAATAAACGATGATGAAGCAAACCCATTAAAGATAGAATATGATGCAGATGACAATGGGGATAGAGTTTTTTCAGAAAGTAGAATAAGGGAGTTAGGTTATGACCCAGAAAGCAATGGATTCTCAGAAGTCGAATCCAAAGATGGAGAAAGACAATTCGCAGTCACTGCAAGAGGCGCGAATGATATTCAAGGCAATATATCGCTCACCAGCAGAGCGGATAGAAGCACACTTCTTGAAGAAGCAGTCGAAGGAAGACTTAAACAGCTTAGAAACTCAAAAAATGCCGAAGAAAAAGCCTTAGCAGACAAAATCGAAATTTGGGCAAGGTCTGTTCGAAAAAAGGCTTCAGAAATGGGCCTAAATCTTCGATTTACCGAGGAAGGCGATGGTAACCTTGAGTTATTTTCAGATGCGATTTTATACACCATAGGCGGCTTTAAAACGATATCGAAAGAATTTCAAGATGCAATTTACATTCCAGAGGATATTTCTAGTGAATTTATCGAAAAAATGGGCCAAATGAGCGATGGAACGCTAGTTTTTGATAAAATGCGCGGACCAACGGAAGGCATTGAAGTAAATCAGAAATTTGCTACAGCTGTTGATGAAGATATATTTTTGTATGGTGAAGAATATTTGGAACAATTTCAAAACCCACCACCTAAAACAAATAATCCCAAAGCCCCAAAATCCTATCAGCTACTAGATAGGTTGGATGATGACCCCAATTACCAGAATTGGCATAGCACTCGCAATAAAGAACCTCAAACAAATATAGATACACCAGAATTTCGTAACTGGTTTAAAGAATCTAAGATAACCAGAGATGATGACACTGGCGCACCATTAAGAATGTTTCATGGTACAACAAGAAATTTTCAACAATTTGATATAGCTGAGTCATGGCACGAATCTGACTTTGGTAGTGGATTTTATTTCTCTAGCAATATAAATGATGTCAATCGTAGTTATGCAACAGAAGGCAGTCCAGATTTACTAATTAAAAGTCAAAAATCTGCACAAGACTTTTTTGGAGAAAAATATGGTAGGTCAGCCAGGCAAGACCAAAAATATGACCAATTTATGATGGATAGATTTATGGAGAATGAAGGCAACATTATGCCAGTATATTTATCTGTACAGAATCCATTCGTACTAGGTTCTAAAGATGGTGATATGACACCAGATACATATTTAGAATATGAATATGAATTAGATGAAGAGACTGGCGAGGTAATAGATGAATCTGGTCCAGTAATAGATATGATGGATGCAATACCAGACATTTACGCTGATTTGAATTATAGATATGATGAAGATATTGTGCGCCAAATACAAGGTTTAATTTTTGAAACAGCGGCAGATATGGCATTGACTGGGTCAGAATTTATGAAGATAATGAAAGAATCTGATTTAGTACAAGATATTGAAAATGAAGATGGTAAGCTAATGGGTAATGAGTTTATCAGAAGAGTTATTGAAGCGGCTGGATTTGATGGTATAGTATTAAACAATGCACAAGAAAGATACACTGGCATGTTTAGCCCTATCATGGGTCCAGCAATGCATGTAGTTGCTTTTGAGCCTGGTCAAATAAAATCACAATTTAACAGAGGAACATTTGACCCTAGAAACAATGATATAACATTTCAGTTAGAATCATCTGTTGTTGAAAAAGCTGTTGGTTTATATCCTGATGTTGTTAACGATGAGGATAAGGCTAATAGAGTATCTAAGGCTAAGAAAAGAGCCAAGGGTGTAGGTCAACAAGTTAATAAAAGAGTAGAGGTAAAACTTAAAAATGGTGGTGTAATGATTCTGGGTAGAAATAAAACCCCAGAAGATTGGATACGTCAAGTAGAAAGCACATTGAATGATGAAGAGGTAATGAAAGCCGCTGTATGGTATGAAGAAGCATATCCAAGTTTTGTTGAGGAATTTGGAGAAAAAGATGCAGTCAATTATATGGTTGCATGGTTACTTGGTAATGTCCAGGCTAGTCCATTACAAGCATTGTCTAATACATTCTTAGCTGGTGAACAATTAAAAGCCGCGCTACCATCATTTAAAACACCTGGAACCGAATCTGTAGCTAAAAATATAAAATCAGCCTTAAAAGGTAAAAGAGTAGTAAAAGGTGCTGGGGCAAAACTATATGACTTTTTAGATAGTGCATTGGGCAAATCTACAAGAACTGTGATGATGGATGACCCATTTGGTTTAGCGCCAGTTGCTGTTGATAGACACACATTCAGAGATGCTGGTTTTATAGACGGAAAGCTAATGAATATTTTAAAAAGACTAGCTGTAAATAAGAATGATGTTAAGGGGTTAGTTATTGACCAGGAAGGTGCTGGTCCTTCAGAAACTCAGTATGAATATGCTAGTCGTTACATGAATGAGTTGACTGATAAATTAAATGAAATGGGATACTTAGGTGGCAACTTAAAGCCACATCAGGTCCAGGCTATTGGTTGGACAGCTATAGCTAGAATGTCAGAAACATCTGATGGGCAGTCAATACCAGATGCATTGGAATTAATAAAGCCGCAAATATCTTTTAAACTAGATATGGATAAGAATAGTCCTTTGTATAGGCAGTATGGTGATGCATTTGAAAGACTTAGACCAAGACAAAAAGAGATATTAAATAAGAAAATATTAAATGGCCCAATTAAAAAATTAGCTAAAGAAATGGGCTTAAAAGTAATTAAAACAGATGGTAGAAACATAAAAGTTCGTGGAAGTTCTCAAGCTGTAAAAGGCTTAATGCATTCTATTGGGCTTATTACACAGAAAGAAAATGTAGCCTATTCTAGGACCAATCCAAATAGTGCTATGTTAGGTTTACGCTTAAGCCATCCTAAATTAGATACACAAGCTAATAAAGATGCTGTTATAGCAATTTTAGAAGATGAGTTACCGAAAAAATTTATGCCATCAGTATATTTTGATGATGGCGCTCTTATGATACCTACAAATGTTAAACGCGTAGATATAAATAACTATAGCACCCAGCTAACTTCAGCAATAAAAAGGGTTATGAAAGAAGTTGGGATGGAGTTAAATTTAGATGAACTAGGGATAAATTATGAAAGAACAAACAACAACTGGAAAAAAGATAGTGCTGGACAGCGGTATCGTAATAAACTCTCCGACAGCTTCGGACCCGATATACAAAAAAGGCTCGACAATCATTATGGACCTCAAGTTGAACAACAAGTTCGAGAAGCGCTTGAAAAGAAAGCCAAACAAGACCAGTTAACCTATCAGCTAGGACCCAATCCAAATTTAGCCGCACAAATAAAGTCGGCTTCCAAAACAAATTCATTAGACCTTTCAGAAGAGTCAGTATCTCGTTTAGTTAGAAGAAAGATAATTGATGCGCTTACCCCTATTATCTCATGGCAAGAAGATATAGAAAGCCAATTTTTAGAAGATAATAAAGTTACTGAAGAGCGTGATGTTGCATTAGCCGCTGAATTAGCTGTGGGTAAAATGCCAGAAAGAATCTCTGATTTTAACAATGAGACAATATCTGGCAAGAATAAAAGCAGTTTTGTAAATAGACTAATAACAAATGTAGGTATATCTGTTGATGATTTTAGTAGATATTTACATGCAGAACATGCCGCAGAGCGTAATGCTTACATAGCCAGTTTACCAAATACTAAGTATAAAGATGGTGGAAGTGGTATGTCAAATAGTGAGGCTAAAAGAATAAAGGCCGAACTAAATAAGAAATATGGATTAAAGGTATTAAGACAATACACTAAAGAATTTAGAGAAAAATTTATTGATGCAGAACTGCAAGTTAGGCTAGATGCTGGGTTAATAAGTCAGAAAGATTTTGACAGTCTTAAAGGCAATGTATTTAAAAACTATGTACCACTATTTAGAGAGATGGATGATAGTGATAGCTTATATGAATCTAGTGGTTACCTATTTATGGATAGAGGTAAGGGTTTTAATATCTTTGGTGGTAAAGAATATGCTAGGGCAGTCGGTAGTAAAAGACCAGTAAAAAATATAATAGTAAGCGCGGCTGAAAGAATGCATTCTGCTATTATCAGGGCTGAGAAAAATGAAGTAAATAAAAAAGTATTAGCTTTGGTTGAGGCTTACCCAAGTGAGGCATTTGAGGTAAAAGGTATACCACATAATCCAGTGTATAATGAGAATGGTGAAATATCACATATGACACCAATGTCTGCTAAGGATAGTGAAGGTAATAAGGTAGACCAAAAAAATGTCCTAAATGTAAAAGTAGATGGTAAAACAAAAAGAATTATTTTTAAAGGTATAAAAGGAGAGAGAATAGCCAGAGCCTTACAAGGGTTAGGAGTATCAAAAGCGATACCAGTTCTAAATCATTTTAATACCTATCTTAGATATGTTAACACTATATATAACGTAGATTTTATTTTCTCAAACTTTGTTCGAGATATACAAACAGCTGGTATTAACATAACTGCTGAACAAGGTGGTGATATAAGAAATCAAGCAATGTCACCTACTAATCTAAAACAAGCCTGGAAAGCTGTATATAATATAGTTCGTAATGATGAGATTGATTCTGAGTGGGGTGAACTATACAATAGAATGAGATTAGCTGGTGGTAAGACTGGATTCTTTGATATACAAAGCATTGAAGCAAAGCTGGAAGGCTTAGAAAAAAGTTTAGCAAATGTAGGTCAAAAGAGAAATACAGTTAAGGAAGGTGCTAAAAATATTTTAGGCTTTGTTGAAAGTCTTAATGAAGCAACAGAATCTGCTGTAAGGCTTACATTATTTAAAGCAATGATAGATGCTGGATATAGTGATTCAAAAGCGGCTTCTGGTGCGAAGAATGTAACTATAAACTTTAATAGAAAAGGTGAGTGGGGACCAGTCTTAAATAGTTTATATCTATTCGCTAATGCTGGATTGCAAGGTGGTTACAGAATAATGACTGTTGTTGGTAAATCTAAAAAAGCACAACAAGCTGTAGCGACACTTACAACAATGGGTTTCATGGAATCCTGGATAAATCATATGTCTGATGATGATGAAGAATACAAGAAGCTAGGTAACTATATAAAAGATAATTATTTCGTAGCCAGATATGGTGAAGGTGATAAATATTTTAAAATGAGACTACCTTATGGATTTAATGTATTTAAGGTGGTTGGTAATATAACAGCTGATTTAGCCTGGGCCGCACATAGTGGTGAAGCTATAGATAAATCAGACCAGTTATTTAGATTGTTGACAGCTATCAATGCTTCCTACAATCCTCTAGGTGATTCTCCAATAGAACAGATGATAACACCTACAATTCTAAAGCCATTTATACAACTAGGTGCTAATAAGAATTTTTATGGTGGACCAATATATCCAGAAGTCTATCAGGAAGCACCAGCAGATAATCAATTAGCATGGGATAATACACCAGAGATATATAAAAAGAGCGCAGAGGGCTGGTTTTTAGCTACTCAAAATAGATTTCTTTATGATGAAAATGGTGAGATTGTTGGTGGTCAGTATGGTCCTGGAGATGGTTTTGGTGATATAAGCCCTGAGACACTAGAGTATTTTACTGAATATCTATCTGGTGGTTTAGGTAAAAGTGTAGCCAGACTTATAAGCGCACCGATTGATTTGTATAAAGGCAATTTACAAGTTGACGAGATACCACTGATAAGAAACTTTTTTGGTGAATTTAAAAAGAACTCAGAACTACAAACTATTTTTGAAATGAGAAATAATAGTAAGAGGAAAAAATATTCACAATTAGAACAATCAAAATTTTCAAGATATATACAATCATATTTAGATAAAAATCCCGAACTAACTGAAGAAGAAGTAGATAAGATGATAAATATGGAAAACAGATTTTATAAAAACCAAGATGAATTATACTAATAACTGCATTAAATATGTTTAATGCTTCTGCATATTTTTAAAAATTCGGAGTAACTATGGCATCATTATTAAATAAAACACCAGCAGAAACTTTTAAAGACTTATTGACTGTAGCCAGTGACACACCTAATCAGGGCCTGGAGTCTACAGCTAAACGAGTTTTTGATGGCGAAGGTGTAGGAAGTCCACTATTTCTAGGTACAGATACTTTAGATATTGTAGGGGCTACTACTATTAGTGGTAATACAAGTGTAACTGGTAATCTATCAGTAAGCGGTACGTTAACTGCTGGGACCTTAAGCATAACAACAATTGGGAATGATTTGACTGTAACTGGTGATGTTACAGCAGAAGATTTGAGTCTAAGTGGTAATGCTACTATAGCTGGTAATCTAACAGTTACTGGAGACTTAAGCCTGGATGATATTACAGCAGATGAAATAACTGCTGATGATGTAAAGTTTGATACAATACAATTAAGGAATCAAACAGATAATACTTATTACACAGTATTTCGTTTGTTAGATGATAATAATGCTACCTTTGGTAACAAACTAGATATAATGACAGACGTTACTATGAAGGGTACAATAACTTTAAATAGCGGTCAGAATCAGATGGTATTAGACCCTGATGCGACAGACCAGTTTGCATTTGGCGATGGAACAGCTGGTAAGGTAGCGTTAGGTGCTACCGAGGTAACCTTGAAAAAGGATACAAAAGAATTGTTGAAAGCGAAAGAGGATGGAACTATAAGATTTCAAGCTGTAACAGCTTTGCCAAGTTCCCCTAGTGCTGGAGACATAGTCAATAAAGATGGCGATGTATTTATAGCAGTATAAGCATAAAGACTCGTATAAACATAACATAGGAGAATAATATGGCAACATATCAGAAGGTGGTTAGTGAGTCCTCATCGGGTACTATATCTCAGGATACAAGTGGGAATTCAGCAACAGCCACCGCTTTAGCAAATAATAGGGCATTTAGTATTAGTGGAGACATTACTGCAAGTGCTGTTAATTTTAATGGAAGTTCGGCAGTAGAACTAGCCGCAACAATAGATAATGGAACAGTTGATGCGGATGCATTGGCTTCAAATGCAGTTACACAAGCAAAGGTTGCAGACGATGCAATAGGTGCGGCAGAATTAGCAACTGGTAATGATGTAGGTTCAGGTACAGATGGATATGTTCTATCCTGGAATAATACAGCTGGTGACATGAGATGGGTAGAAGCTGGAGATATTACTGGTGTAACAGCTGGTAATGGATTATCAGGCGGTGGAAGT